TCGACTACTTTGACGAGTGTTCCTATCAGCCTAACCAGTTGATGTATTGGCCGTCCACTCCGCAGAACGGTGTGTTCGTGTATAAGGAGACGGACGGCGGCTGGCTTGACCCCACACGACTGCCTACCTCTTCCAGGGAAAGCAAGGCAAACACCACCGCACAGCAGAAGGTGCAGGACCCTCTGACCAAGGACGGTGTGGTCGGTCTTTTCAACCGTGTATATTATCCCATCTCCAAGGCACTCGAAACCTTCCTTGCTGATGTGTATGAACCGACCGACAATGAGAACCGCTGGCATTTCATTCAGTCCAGCAGTATGGCAGGCGTGGAGATCAAGGAAGATAAATTCGTCTACAGCCACCATGCCAAGGACCCGGCATATCTCAAGCTGTGCAATGCCTTTGATATCGTCCGCACCCACCGCTTTGGCGATATGGATGAAAAGGCTGCGTTCAAGGCTATGTGCGATTTTGCCATGCAGCAGGACGAGGTGAAGTTGCTGGCAGTACAAGAAAAGATGGCAGATGCGACCACCGATTTCTCCGATGATGCAGAGGATACCGACTGGCAGAAGCATTTCCAGTACGAACCCCGCTCCACTGTCCTGAAAAACAATCTCCATAACATTACGCTCATCCTGCAGAACGACCCCAAGCTGAAAAACATCGTGTTCAATCAGCAGCTTGACGGCATGGAGATCAAGGGCGATGTACCTTGGCAGCACCCCTCCAAATACTGGCGTGATGCCGATGATGCCCAGCTTATCAGCTATGTGGACTCCCACTACGGCACCTTCTCTCAGCGTAACTACGATATTGCTGTGACCAAGGTGACCGATGATCGCTCCTATCATCCTATCCGGGAGTTCCTTGATGCGCTTCCTGCCTGGGACAAAGTTCCCCGTGTGGATACGCTCCTCATTGATTACCTTGGGGCTGAAGACAACGAATACATCCGTGCCGTGACCCGTAAGACCCTGTGCGCTGCTGTGCGCCGTGTACAGGAGCCGGGCGTGAAGTTTGATACCATGCTCGTGCTGAACGGTCCCCAGGGTATCGGCAAGAGTACCCTCATTGCCAAACTTGCCGGGGAATGGTTCTCCGACAGTTTGAACTTGGGCGATACCAAGGACAAGACTGCTGCGGAAAAACTGCAGGGATACTGGATTTTGGAGATTGGCGAGTTGGCAGGTCTGCGTAAAGCCGAAGTGGAAACTCTGCGTTCCTTCCTGTCCCGTCAGAACGATATTTACCGTGCCGCTTTCGGCAAACGGGCAACCCCGCATCCCCGTCAGTGTATATTCTTCGGAACAACCAATGCCGAGTCCGGATATCTGCGTGATACCACGGGTAACCGCCGCTTCTGGCCTGTCAAAACACCCGGTGGTGGCACAAAGCACTCCTGGGATATTACCGCAGACGATGTGCAGCAGATTTGGGCAGAGGTATTGGAGTATGTAAAAGCCGGAGAAAAACTGCATCTTGCTCCCGAAATCGAGACTCTTGCCAAAGAAGAACAGCGTGAGGCACTTGAATCTGACGAGCGTGAAGGCTTGGTGCGTGAGTACCTGGATACCCTTCTGCCGGAAGAATGGGACAGCCTTGATGTGTTCGACCGCCGTGCGTTCCTCGCAGGCTCTGGCACTAACAATATCGGCCGTGTCGGAACGGTGCGCCGTACCCGTGTATGCAACATGGAAATTTGGTGCGAACTGTTCGGTAAAGACCAGGGCAACCTTGGCCGTGCGGAGTCTAATACCCTCGCAGCGATGCTCACCAAATTGGGATGGTCTCGCAAAGAGAAAAAGGAGCGCGTCAAGCCCTACGGTCCTCAGATCGTCTTTGTTCCTAATAATGTTCCTGACTGATTTTTTAGGAACACCGCAAAGTCAGGAACTGTTCCTTACACCGAGAGTTGTTCCCAGGGAAAGCTCTGGGAACGCTTCAAGGAACACGCCAAATGTGCCGCCGCAAGGCTGCTTTGTAGGCATTGTTCCTGTGTTCCTAAAAAAGTATAAAAATTTGAAATCTATAAAATACACCATACAGAACCCGAAAATCATGCATATTCGTGCGCATAAGGATTTTTGGTTTCTGAGAACACGGAGGTAAATATGACATTCTACACGTTCATGACAAGAAATTATAAAAACTCTGACAGTCCTGCAGGCGATCTCGCAAGAGATATGAAAAGCGACTATGAGAAGTTTCCCCGGAATCGTCCCTGTAAGTTCAATGGCTGGCATAAATTGATACGCAAATATCTTGAAGAAAATGATGCGTGTACCGGTTGCCTTGAGACCTTTGAGAAATGCTGGAAGGAGTACGTGCAGTGCGAGAAAAAGAGATTGAAAAGAAACTGACCCTGGCAGTGAAGAAATTGGGAGGAATTTGCCCGAAGTTCGTTTCTCCCGGTTTCGATGGTATGCCAGACCGCATCGTGCTTCTGCCAATGGGGAAATTCGGTTTTGTGGAGGTCAAGGCTCCCGGCAAAAAGCCTCGCCCCATACAGACATCACGGCACAAATTATTACAGCATCTCGGCTTCAAGGTGTATGTCCTTGACAGCGTGGAGCAGATTGGAGGGATATTGAATGAAATACAAACCGCATGACTATCAAGCCTACGCCATCGACTATATCGAGACCCATCCCATTGCCACTGTATTTTTGGATATGGGTCTCGGCAAAACAAGCATCACCCTCACAGCCATAGGCGACCTGCTGTTTGACAGCTTTGAAGTCCACCGCATCCTGGTCATCGCACCGATGCGTGTGGCACGGGACACATGGACGGCTGAAGTCGATAAGTGGGATCACCTGCAGAATCTCATCTGCTCCGTGGCTGTCGGCACAGAGGCAGAACGCAAAGCCGCCCTTCTGCGACAGGCTGACATTTACATCATCAACCGTGAGAACATCCAATGGCTCATTGAGGAGAGCGGCATCCCGTTCACCTTCGATATGGTTGTCATCGATGAACTGTCCTCTTTCAAGAACCACAACACAAAGCGGTTTAAGGCGCTGATGAAGGTCAGACCCAAGGTAAACCGCATCGTTGGGCTGACCGGCACTCCTGCCTCCAACGGTCTGATGGATCTGTGGGCAGAGTTCCGCATCCTGGATATGGGTCAGCGGCTTGGAAGGTTCATTACCAAATATCGCACCGACTACTTTATGCCGGACAAGCGGAACGGTCAGATTATTTACTCCTACAAACCTCTGCCGTATGCCGAGGACGCCATCTACAAGAAAATCGGTGATATCACCATCTCCATGAAGGCAACCGATCATCTGCAGATGCCGGAACTGATCAGCAGCGAATACAGCGTACAACTGTCCGATGAAGAGAAATCCCACTACGAGGAACTGAAACAAGAATTGGTGCTGACCATCGGTGACGGTGAAATCACAGCCGCCAACGCAGCATCCCTCTCCGGCAAGCTGTCCCAGATGGCAAACGGTGCGATTTATGACGATGGGGGCAACATTCTCCATATCCACGACCGCAAACTGGACGCCCTGGAAGATATCATCGAAGCCGCCAACGGCAAGCCGATCCTTGTAGCATACTGGTTCAAGCATGACCTTAACCGCATATCCGAGCGGCTAAAAAAACTGCATATCCCGTTCTCCCGCCTGGATGACTCAAACAGCATCCGCAGGTGGAACAACGGCGAAATTCCCGTGGCACTTATCCACCCTGCATCGGCAGGTCACGGTCTCAACCTCCAATCCGGCGGTTCAACCCTCGTGTGGTTTGGACTGACATGGAGTTTGGAACTATATCAGCAGACTGTAGCCCGCCTGTGGCGGCAGGGGCAGACATCCGAAACCGTGGTGGTGCAGCACATCATCACAAAGGATACCATTGACCACCGCATCATGAAAGCCCTCTTCCAAAAGGAGCATACACAGACGGCACTGATCGATGCCGTAAAAGCGGACTTGCAAATCTGAGACAAACTATGAAAATCCGTGCCAATCCGAGGAGCTCAAAATATCGGAGGTACGAATATGATCCCTTATCAGGCATTAGCCAACGCCATTGTAGAACTGGCCGTAAAAGACTACAAAAAAGCCCTCAAGCAGCACTACCGCTTTCCCTCCAACAAGGAATACGCAGATGAGGTTACCGGTTTGGAGCGATTCTTCCGATCCGGCTGGTACGGAACGCTGACTGACCTCGATGGTGAATACCTTATGACAGGTGTCCACCGTATGGTGCGACAGGAGGTGGCGGCATGACAGCAAAGGAATATTTGCAACAGGCGCGTTTCCTGGATCAGCGGATCGACTCCAAGATCGCCCAGGTCACATCCCTTAATGACCTTGCCACCAAGTGTTCTGCCACTCTGACGGGTATGCCCAGAAACCCCAACCGTGGCGGTTCCACAATGGCAGATGCAGTCTGCAAAATCGTGGACCTGCAAGCCGAAATCAACCGCGACATTGACCGCCTGGTGGATCTGAAACGTGAGATTATGGGGGTTATCAAGGCAGTCCCCAATACCGAGTATCAGACCATTTTGGAAAAGCGGTATCTCTGCTTTACCGCCTGGGAACAGATCGCCGTGGATTTGTGCTACAGTATTCAGCACACCTACCGTATGCACGATGCCGCACTCAAAGAAGTGGAGCGTATCCTTAATCATGAGAGTTAAAACCATAGAATGAGAGTTGGCTTATGTGATATCATTATAATGGCGAAAGAGAATACAGAACGGCCTCGCAGGAGCAATCCTGTGGGGCTTTTCTTATGCCCTGAAGAAGGTGAAACGATGCCGAAGAAACCCAAACGACCATGTTCTTACCCCGGATGCCCAAGGCTTACTGACGGTAGATTCTGTGAGGAACACGCTAAAGTGGAAGCCCAACGCTATGAGAAGTACGACAGAGACCCTGCTGTACGCCGTAGGTATGGACGGGCTTGGAAGCGTATCCGTGACAGCTATGTACAGCAGCACCCGCTGTGTGAGCGTTGCCAGGAGCAAGGCAAGCTGGTACCCACAGAGGAAGTCCACCATAAAGTCCCTTTGTCCGAGGGTGGAACTCACGCAAGAAATAATTTGATTGCCCTTTGCAAGTCCTGTCACGCACAAATCCATGCAGAGCGTGGTGATCGTTGGCGCAATCACTGACCCGGTAGGGGCGGTCAAATCTCCGGGACCTTGATCCCGTGCAACGGGCGTGGGGCTTCGTGTGCGAAAATGGCGAAATCAAAAGGGTGATTTACCCCGGCGCAGAAAGGACGGTGAAAAAGTGCCAACAAAATCCAATAACACCGGTGGGCGCGGCGGTGCCAGACCGGGCGCAGGCCGAAAAAAGAAAGCGCTCACCGAAAAGGTGGAGACCGGAAATCCCGGAGGCAGAGCGCTTAAAGTTCTGGATATCCCGGATGTAAACGGAGTGGATATGCCGAAGCCTCATGACTTCCTGTCCGCTACCCAGCGAGACGGCGGTCAGCTGCAGGCAAAGGAAATCTATGAAGAAACCTGGGAGTGGCTCAAATCCATCGGCTGTACAGCCGTAGTGTCTCCGCAGCTTTTGGAGCGGTACGCCATGTGCGCCGCCCGGTGGATCCAGTGTGAGGAAATGACCTCCACGCTGGGTTACCTGTCCAAGCACCCCACAACTGGCAAGCCGATTCCATCCCCGTTTATCAATATCGGCATCAACTATATGAACCAGGCCAACCGGCTCTGGAACGAAATATACCAGATCGTCAAGGAGAACTGCTCCACCGAATACACAGGAGCAAACCCGCAGGACGATTTGATGGAGCGCCTTCTGACGGCGCGGAAAGGATAACCGTATGATTGAAAAAGTAAATCCTTCGCACCCGGACAAGGTGGCTGACCGAATTGCCGGTGCGATTGTTGACCTGGCGTATGCCGCAGAGGAAAACCCGAAAATCGCAGTTGAGGTTCTGATTGGACACGGCGTTTGCCATGCGATCATTGAAACGACTACTGCCCTTGACAAAGAGGAAATTGCTGAAGCCATTGTGCGAATCGCCGGTGAGGTTTTGATCGACCTTTATATCACAAAACAGGATCAGCACCTTACAAACAACCAGGCTCACGGCATTCGCTGTGGGGACAACGGTATTTTTAAGGGAACACCCCTCACCCAAGAGCAAAAGGAACTGTCCGCGATTGCACGCCGTATCTATAAGCAATATCCCTCAGACGGGAAATACATCCTGGACGGCATCCGGCTGATCATCTGCCAAAGCAACGCCCCAGGAAGTGAAATTGATACAATGTATCCCGGCGCGGAAATCAATCCTCTGGGTGATTGGACCGGCGGCACTGATGTGGATACAGGAGCTACCAACCGCAAGCTGGGTTCTGACATGGCTGATTCGGTAACCGGCGGCGGACTACATGGGAAAGACCTATCCAAAGCGGATGTATCCGTTAATATCTATGCCTTCCTCAAAGCCCAGGAAACCGGATACCCGGTGGAGCTTTGTTGTGCCATTGGGGATGAAATGGTGGACGGTATTCCATACGCTCAAATCGTGGAAATCGCCCGTGACTATATCCGCTCTGTGGGCGGCTTTGAGAAATTCGCGGAATGGGGGTTGTTCTGATGAGCAAGACAACCAGTGAAATGCAGCTGATATCTGTTGCCCAGCTGATTCCCTATCAGAACAATGCCCGGACACACTCCAAGGAACAGATCAATAAACTCCGATCATCCATTCGGGAGTTTGGCTTTGTTAATCCTGTCATCATTGACCGTGAGTACAATGTCATTGCAGGACACGGAAGGATCGCCGCCGCCCGTGAGGAAGGCATCACCGAGGTGCCGTGTGTTTTTGTCGACCATCTCACCGAAGCCCAGAAGAAGGCATATATCCTGGCTGACAACCGCATGGCACTGGATGCCGGATGGGATGAAGACCTCCTGCGTGTGGAGTTGGAGGCTTTGGAAGAAATGGGCTATGACTTAGGGCTGACCGGTTTTGATGACAAGGAACTGGCGGCTCT